GTTTACGACGCATCGGCATCTGAGGCACTTGGCGAACAGGTCTGGTTTACATTGACCACTTCCTTGATTGGATTCGCTCAATACCGTGCGCGCAATATGGTCTGGGCCTATGACAAGTGGTTGGTAGGAGATCCGCAATCCAATACCATCGGGTATTTCGTTCAAGACACCGGCCATCACTGGGGGCAACAGGTCCGTTGGGAATTTGGAACGCTCATCGTCTACAACGAAGGCAATGGCGCGATCTTCAACGAGCTTGAGTTGGTCAGCCTGACCGGCAGCGTAGCCTTAGGAACAAATCCACAGATCAGCACCAGCTACAGCGTGAATGGGAAAGCCTGGAGCCAGGACCGATTCATCAGCGTTGGGACCATCGGCAGCAACAAGCGTCTGGCTTGGTTCCAGCAAGGCCACATGAGGAATTGGCGCATCCAGCGATTCCAAGGCGACAGCGACGCCCATGTGTCATTCGTTCGTCTCGAAGCCCAGATGGAAGCATTGGCGTTCTGATGGCTACCGCTCCAACATCCCGAAAGCTAAATCTGACGCGAGACCAGCTCGCACAGTTCTTGACTGACCAGCAGCAGATCAGGCAATTCGAACTTCTGTTTGCCACAGTGGACGAGATCCAGGTCATCATCGGGACAGATTTTGAGTACCAGGCAGACAATGCCGCAGCCAATGCCAACAACGCTCTAGCCCAGATCAGCGCACTAGCACAAGAGGCGGCAGTCAGTGCAGCAATCATTGATGGCAAGACAACCCTGGCGCTTGATCAGATTGCAGCCTTGGCGCAAGAAACGTCTGTCAGCATTGCGTCAGCAGAGAACAAAGTCAATCAGGCAATGGCTCTACTGGCTCAACTGACAGCCGCCGTAGAAGGGTTGCAGATGACACCAGCCCCCCGAGAGTTCAAGCGCAGCCGGTATGGGGCTTTTTACGACACCACAACGCAAGTAGCCACGGTCATCAACACGGCCACTGCAATTACGTTTAACACGACCGATCTGAGTCAAGGGGTGTTTCTGTCGACGACATCAAGGGTGATGGTAGACACAGAAGGCGTTTACAACTTCGACACATCATTTCAGCTTGATAAGACGGCTGGTGGCACAGGAATCTTTGACTTTTGGTTTCGTTTAAACGGTGTGGATGTAACAGACAGCGCCAGCAGAATCAGAGTTCAGGGCAACAATGCCGAAGTTTTTTCATCGTTAAATTATTTCTTTGACCTCAAAGCAAATGACTATGTTGAACTAATGTTTTCTGTTGATGATCTCACCGTTGAACTTACCTCTTTTGCTGCGGCTGCACCGCATCCAGGCATCCCGTCAATCATTCTCACTGTCAACAATATCGGAGGTATCCAATGACTGTATCAATTAAAGTGCTGATTCCAGCAAAGCAGGCAGAGAACGCACAAACGACGCAGTACACCGCCACCAACTGCAAGGCTCTAATTGACAAATTTACGGCCACCAACACCACAGCCGGCAATGTGACGATCAGCGTTAACTTGGTGACTAGCGGCGGCAGTGCTGGCACAGCCAATTTGATCGTGGACACTCGCAGCATTGCACCAGATGAGTGCTATACCATGCCTGAATTAGTAGGACAGGCGCTCGAGTCTGGTGGCTTTATCTCAACAATTGCCAGTGCAGCCACATCATTGACCATCCGCGCATCAGGCCGCGAAATCACTTAAAGAGAGAACAGCATGGACAAATTTATGATGATGCCCAAAGGCTTTATGGGCTTGCCGATGGAAGAAGAATTCATTACCAACGCCGAGAACAAGAAGAACTACGCCATTGCGGTGCAGGACTGGAACTACGGTCCAGAAATGCCCACCAACGAACCAGGCGCGAACAAGGAATTCTATACAGGGTTGGCCGAGGCGATGCAATGCGATGAGAAGGACGCACGGCGCAAGCACTGCTCCAACTGCGAATACTACGACAACAGCCTGATGACTCAGGTCAGGATTGAGCGCATCCCGCTGGCGGCCTACGACAAGGGCGCAGGCTTCCGTGGTCACTGTGAGCAGCTGAACTTCATCTGCAACGACATGCGCGTCTGCCAGGCCTGGGAAGATCGGGAAGAATACGAGGATTGACCAAATGCAGAAATGTGGGAAAATCAAGCCGCTGAGTTCAAAAAGCTGCCAGCGGCTTGCCCTGAATAGGAGTTGGCATGACTGGTCTTGATTGGCTCAAAGAGAACCTACAAAAGGTTCTTATGCTGCCTGCGCCGGTCGTGGAATGGCTTGTCATGGTCTACGAGGCCATCCAGGTGTTTGACGATGTTGCCGATGGTGACACGTTCGAGCGTAAAGAGCTGGATGCAGTCATCTGGAATACGATGGTGGGAATGCACCAAAACCCATTTTTCATCACAAACAGCCACCACCTTATTCCATTGCTTGCGACGGCAATCATGAAGTGGCAAGCATCAGACCATGCAGAACGCAAAGGCAAAGCCGATGCCAGATCATTCGTCTGGCGCGCAGGCTACTACGATCTGATCTTGATGGCCGTCTCGCTTACACATGGTCCAGGCTTTGCTACAAAGAATGCGCATCTGGTCATGGAGTTGTACGGCGAGAAATTTGAAGATTACATGAAGGAGTTCAGCAATGCCTGATCCAGTCACAGCCCTAGTTGTTGGCGGAAGCCAACTTGTTGGCGGAATGATGCAAGCCGACGCAGCCAGTGAAGCCGCAGGAATTCAAGGCGCTGCAGCTCAACAAGGCATTGAAGAACAGCGTAGGCAATTCGATGCAATGCGCGAATTGCTCAAGCCTTACACGGAAGCCGGCGTCCCTGCTCTTGCAGGATTACAGCCATACGCCCAGGCCGGCGCGCCAGCACTAGAGCAGCAGCAGGCCTTGCTTGGATTGCGAGGCCCAGAAGCTCAACGTGCAGCCATTGCCGGCATTGAAGGTGGCGCAGGCTACCAATCACAAGTGCAAGCCGGTGAAGAAGCATTGCTTCAGCGCGCATCGGCCACTGGTGGCTTGCGTGGTGGAAACATCCAAGGCGCACTGGCCCAGTTCAGACCGCAAATGTTGCAGCAAGAAATTGAAAAGCAATATGGCCGATTGGGTGGCCTGGCTGACATTGGTCGAATTACACAGCAGAACTTGGCTCAGATCGGCCAATCGTCAGCAGCTGGAACTGGCGCAGCAGGATTGCAAACAGGAACTAATGTGGCAAATCTGCTTTCTCAGCAAGGAGCAGCCGGAGCTGGTGGCGTACTTGGCGAGGCCAAGGCCTATGGTCAACTGTTCAACATGCCAGCCCAGTTCCTTGGAATGCAATACGGCGCAGGCGGCAAGGCTGGTATGGGCTTTGGGTTCTAAAGGATAACAACATGGCAACCATCAACCCATTCCAGGGACCAATCAACTACTCAGTCGATGTGCAAAGCCCATTTGAGGCAGCACTCAGTGGATTCAAAATTGGTTCAGCTGGTGCAGAGGCTCAGGCTCAACGGCAAGCGCAAGAAAAAGCCCAAAAGTATCAACTTGGAATTGATGCATTTTTCAAAAAACCAGCAGCGGAACGCACCTACTCCGAGCTTGAACCTCTTTTAGTTGGAGGCAACAAGCAGCAATTTGACGCATTGCAGGCAGTTGCCAAGACTATGAGTGACGAAAAACTAAACGCATCTAAAGCGTTTACTGGCCAAATGCTTGTTGCTTTAGAGCAAAATCCAGATACTGCAAAATTAATTTTGCAAAAGCGCATAGATGCAGAGCAAGATCCGCAGCAAAAACTTTTGTGGACGGACACCTTAAAAGCTCTTGAAATATCACCCAAAAACGCTGCGGAAAGCATTGAATTACTTGGTGCTGCAACTTTTGGAAAAGATTGGTACGCAGGAATTACAGACGTTCGCAAATCACGCGAAGAAAGGGCTGCAGCACCAGTCGCATTGCGCAAGTCACTTGCAGATGCAGAAAAAGCAGAAACTGATGCTCGTGTGAAATTTGAAACAGCAACTGATGACATTGCAAAAGCCAAAGCGCTGAGTTTGTTTGAAGAAGCCAAGTATGAAAATGAAAGAATAAAAGCAAAATTTGCAGAGCGAGTTGCCATTGCAGATCTTGAAAATAAAGCGTCACAGCTTGGACTCAGCAATGCGCAGACAGGCTCAGCACTGGCCCAGACTAAAAAGTTAGGCTATGAAAGTCAGAAAGCAGGACTTGAACTGGAAGCACTCAAAGCCAGTGGTGGGGTTGATCCTGTTAAAACATTTGAAAAGGAAGAAAAACTTCGTAAGGAATTCCAAGATCGCACCAAGAAATATGGTGAATTGGGA